CCAAGGAAGAAGTTCAACAGGCTAGCCTTCAGCTACTTACCGCATACCCGTTTGTCGATCTCGACCCCAAGGATACCACCTTCAAAGAGTTCGCCGGAGTGGACGAACGCAGGATGCTTTTCCACCGAATGAAGGGTGTGGACGACGAACTGGAGTTTGACGACTTTGGGGGTTACTTCGTTTTGTACGTGGTGGGCCCCCTAGTCCAATCTCTCCAAGAGTCGGGCGCAGTCTCGCTCGTTGTGGAAATGCGTGGTGCGTTTCAGTTCGCTCAGGTTGCTCAACTTGATGCAGGCCCCGGACCAACACCAGGCAGGAATGGCCCTCTCCAATCCTCCACCCAAGATATCTTTCACCAACTTGGCTGTGATGATATGGATGGTCATGCCAAAGGAGTGGGTTTCGTCATCTGCTCCACAACAACACAAAATATTCATATGGGCTACACTCACGCAAACGGTATCGGCAACGATCCATGGAACTTCGATTCGCGAAGTAACATACACCCGGTGTTCCTCAAACGTAGACAGCAAGTGCTCACTAGCAGCAAAGAAGTCAGCGTCGTCGGTCGATGTAGAATCTTGCCACCGCACGACACCACCTGGGACAGCTCACCTCGCACAGATCTTCTTGAGGATAAAGACGACCTGTTTCCAGTGTGTGGAGTGCCAAACGGCTTCTTCTGCTCATACTCAAAGACGTTCTCGCCGAACTCTCTCAGCACGCCGATGTTCAATGGTCGCTTTTACGTCGCAACTGGCGAAAGTGACATCCGTGTTACTCTCAAAGGTGAAGAAGGCGGCCCATATAAAAGCATGGACGAAGTCTTCTCGGGCGCGTACTCGGTCAGCTCATACAACACCGGCATATCACCGCCATTTGACCCACCCGCTCATGAAGTGGTTAACGCCAAACAAGATCTCTTCAACCCGCTAGCCAACGAATCCATCGTGCTCTTCGGCAACTTTGAGTCGTATACGTGGAACTTGCAGACTTACCAGATGTCTCTCGATCTCGCCAAAGCCAAGGGCGACAGAACAACGTCGTACCTATACCGAGTCTTCTCATCTGACACGGTTGGCCCAATCATGCTCCTTCGACTCCATCCATCGGGCATGTTCACAACATATGGCACAAAGACACTCTCGGTCGTTCTCAAGCCTGGAGCTACAGTCTGGCTCGACTACCTCGGCCCTCTGCCAAT